GAGGTGCGTCGTTTGTTTGTGTGACATCTTGGCCCAAAAACGCACTTTGATATGAGTCTACAATTTCCAAGCATGAAGGCGGCGGCGGGCGCACTCGGACTCCCCTACTCCCGGTTGCGTTCCTGGAAAGCGCAAGGGCTTCCAGGGTTCCCCTCGTCGGGCCGGGTGATTGCCAGCGAACTGATCCCGGCCGTACTGGCGGTCAAGGATGGTGAATCGCTCGAATCAATCGAGGAAGCTGAACGGCGAAAAGCCATCGCTGCCGCGAACCGTGAAGAGCGTCGAGACTTGGAGGAATCGCGGGAGTTGATCCGGCGTGAGGAGGTGGAGTCGCTACTGCGGGAATGGATCGGCCCACTGGCTGAGCAATTACGGACGCAACCAGACCGGCTCGCCCAGCATGTCAACCCGGCGGACTCGACTCACGCAAAGGATGTGCTGCGGCGGGAAAGAGAGGAACTGTTCCGGATCGCAAAGGAGGTGGTCAAAAAATGAACACGGTCGATTTCATCCTGCCGATGTGGCAGCGGTATTGGACGCTCCCGGCTGAGCTGGATGTGTGGCAATGGGCTGAAGAGCATGTGCGGTTGCTGAGCTTGCCCACGCCGAGGCCGGGGGCGTATTCGACGGGACTGACTCCCTACGTTCGCGAGCCGCTTGAATGCTGGCGCAACCCCGATGTCCGGGATGTGTCGATGTGTTGGGGGTCGCAGACGGGGAAGACGACCTGCCTGATGGTTGGCCTTTGCTGGCAGGTGGTCAATGAGCCTGGCCCGATGCTCTGGGTTTTCCCGAATGCGAGTCTGGCCAAGACCTTTTCCGAAGAGCGCATGCAGAAGATCGTGCGTGACACTCCCGCGACGGCGATATTGTTGCCCTCTGACCCTCGAAAGGTGCAACAGATGAAGATTCCGTTGGCGCGGGCTCTGCTGTTGCTGACTGGCTCGAATTCGCCCGCGAATCTTTCGTCGAACCCGGTGCGAACGGCGATCATGGATGAGGTGGACAAGTTGGCGGAGCAATCTGCGAAGGAAGCCAATGCAATCGATCTGACGGAGCAGCGGACAAAAAGCTACTGGCTTTCGCGAAAGGTCTGGAAAACGTCGACTCCCACCCTGCCGGACGCCCCTATATGGGAGCACTACCTGAACGGGGATCAGCGTCGGTTTTTTCTGAAATGCCCATCGTGCCGGGGCGATATGCTGCCGATCCTGAGTAAGACGGCGACGAGCTTGCCGGTGGTCGGATGCGAGGCGGAACTGGAGTGGGAGGATGCGCGACTGCGGGGCGGTGATCGGGACTGGGGCAAGATTGAGTCATCGACTCGGCTGGTTTGTCCTCATTGCGAGGCAAGGCTGGCGGAACCGGATAAGCCGAGGCTATTGCGCTCGGGCGAATGGCGACCGACGGCAACGCCGGTCAACTCGTGGAGGCGGAGCTACCACCTGTCGACGCTCTACTCGCCGGATGTTCCGTGGGGCGAGTTGGTTGTGCAGTTTCTCCGGGCCAAGGAATCGCTGGAGGGTTTGCAGGGGTTCATCAATGGCGCACTGGCAGAGCCGTGGATGCACCAGGATGACCGCCCGGATCGACGGGAGCAGATTGTCGCAGAGGCATCGTCGGAATCGGGAATCCGCGTGGTTACGGCGGACTTGCAGGCGGCACCTCCGAGCTGGTGGGTGTGCCGGGAATGGTTCAAGGGAGGTCATTCGCGTTTGGTCGAATGGGGAGAGTGGGATTCGTTCGACCAACTGGAAGAGCACAGGCAGCGACTCGGAGCCAAGGCCGACTTGACCGGATGCGATTCGGGCTATGAGGGGGCAGAGGTGTATCGCGAGTGTGCCCGGCTGGGGTGGTTCGCCCTGCGCGGGGACGATGCGGCGGATTGGCCCCACAAGGACAAGGCGCGACGGCCGTGGGTGGAGCGCAGGTTCGACCCCTATCTCGGATCTGCCAAGGCGGGACGGCGAAAGATCGTTGAATTGCGGTGGAGCAATCCGACGATCAAGGACATTCTCTCTCGACTGCGCGATGGAGAGCGGTCGCCGGTGCGCTGGGAAATCCCGGAAAAGTTTGCGACGGAGGAGTATTTTCGGCACCTCGACGGCGAGTATCGGGCGAAAGAATACAACCCCAAGACAGGACGGACGGTCTACCGCTGGAAACAGCGCGGGAGGCGTTGGCCGAATCACCTGTTCGATTGCGAATGCATGCAGGTGGCCGTGGCAATCCGGTTGAACATCTTGAAGACGAAATGAGCGGGGAGCACGAAAAACTTCTGCCGCCGGGAGAGCTGGCTGATGCTTTGAGAAAGAGCGTGAAGTATGTCTATGCCATGAAGGCGCGGGGATTCCTGATGCCCGGAGGGGTTGCCTCGGTAGCCGAAGCGCGTGCCTGGTTGGTGCGAAATCCGTCCCCCACGGCCCGGCGGTTCCGAAAAGTTCCCAAAAGTTCCCAACTCGGGGCTGGAAAATGAGGTTTTTTGCTTGCGCAATGGTGACATGCTTCCGGTTTCCAAACTTTACCGCCGCCTCTTCCTTCGGGGAATCTGGTGGGATGCTCAGACGGCGGGGATGACCCTTGGGGAGGGTTTACAAGCGGTCGCCAAAGCGAGGCTGAAGGAGACCGAACAAGGGAAGATCCTCACGGGCAGCACTCTGGCCGGGGCGAGCGCAGATTTTGCGCTTCCGCGCAACGGGCAGGGCATGACCCCGCAACATTTGGCGGAGTTGGTCTCCTGGCTTCTCGATCTTTACGATTCAACGGCTGAACCTGGCATGACGGACGGCGAAATCTTCGCCGCGATGCTGGACTCGATTAAACCGCCACGGCGTAGGAGCGTCGATTTCTCGCGATGAAAAAACCCCCGATTCTCTCCCGTCTCCGGCTTGCCGGTGCAGCTCTCAGCGGCAAGGCGATGACCCGCAAGCAAGCCCACAAGGCTGGCTATGCGGCGGCAGAGTTTTCACGGGCGCGGAAGTTCCGCCATGTGCCGGTGCGTTCGGCACGGGAGGATATCACCAAGCTGGAGCGCACGCGCCTTGTCGGGCTGTCGAGGGACATGGAGCGCAACGACGCACTGGTCAATCGCTTCCTGGACCTGCTCGAACAATATGCAGTCGGACCCCACGGTCTGCGCATCTCTCCGGCGAGCACGGATGAGGCCTGGAATAGGCAGGCAGAGGAGGAAATCACCGCATGGGCACCCTACGCCGATCTTTCGACCCGCATGAGCTGGGGACAAATGCAATCACTGATCGCCCGACTTTGGGCCGTGGATGGGGAGGTCTTCCTGCACCTGACTGAGTCGCCGGACTCCGGGCGTCCTCGTATCCAGATTCTGGAGTCGCACCAAGTCGCCCAGCCTCCGGGCAAGATGACCACGGCGGAAGTGGTCGACGGGGTTGAGTTGGCGGACTACGGGCGGCCGGTCGCATATTGGGTAGACCGGGGCAAGGATAACTGGGTTCGGCTGGAGGCGGAATCCGTGATCCACGTCATGGAGCCTGCCCGTGCCGGACAGTTGCGGGGATTGCCGATCTTCCACCCGGTTTTAAACGACCTGCTTGACCTACAAGAGCTGCAAGAGCTGGAGATGCTCGTGGCGAAGGATCATGCCCGAACCTCGAAAGTGGTGGCCTCCGAATCAGGAGAGCTCGAAGAGGATTACGAAATCGGCGCGTCGCTTTTGCCGGAAGAGGATCCACAGGACAGGGAGGCTTACTATGAACGAGCCCTTGGCGCGGAGACGGTTGTCATGCGACCTGGTGACAAGTTTGAGCAGTTCCAGTCCACCCGGCCCAGTGAGGCTGTGCAAAAGTTCTGGGATTACGTCTCGGCCCGTGCCATGGCCGGGCTGGGTGTGCCAGTGCAAATTGTCTTGCTGGGATCGCTCCAAGGGACGATGACTCGCGCGGCCCTCGACATGGCCAACGGGTTTTTTCGTGCGCGGTCTGCTGCATTGGCTGAGCACTTCTCGCGCGTCCACCACTATGTGCTCAAGAAAGCACGAGAGAGCGGGAATCTGTCATCTCTGCCGTCGGATTGGCTCAAATGGCGATATACCCCTCCAAGAGCGATCAACGTGGACGTGGGGCGCAACAGCGCGGCCCTCATCAAGGAGTTCGAGAGCGGCTTCCGTACGCTGGAGGACATCGGAGCGGAGTTCGGCTGGGATTGGCGCGACCGACTGCGGCAGAAAGCGAAGGA